GAAAATAAGTGAGGCACATAAAGGTAAGTCAAAGCATACAGAAGAGAGTAAAGAAAAGTTGAGACAGTTTAGAACTGGTATGAAGTTGAGTGAAGAGCATAAGGCAAAAATATCAAAAGGTTTGGAAGGAAATACTAATATGGTTGGTAGGAAGTTGAGTGAGGATACAAAGAAAAAAATAAGTGAGGCAGGTAAAGGTAATAAGAATGCTTCTAAAAATCCAAATATTAGTGAAGAAGAAAGAAAGAGAAGGAGTGAAGCAACAAAAGAAAGGTGGAAAAAATATAGGGAGGAAAAGGGACTTGACCCTAACAAACCTATTGATGGTAGATACTCTAAAATATAGTGCCCGCAAGGGCACCTGCCGAAGGCAGTAAGTATAAATACACTTCCCTTTTTATTGAGTTTCCCCTACAATAAATATGTAAAGTAATGTAAAAGAGATTATGACTTCTTCTGTTTTACAGACACCCTCCCAATCACAGCGTGGATGGTTTGATGTCCTTGATGATTGGTTGAAAAGGGACAGATTTGTGTTCGTAGGTTGGTCTGGCCTACTTTTATTTCCAACAGCATACCTCGCACTTGGTGGGTGGCTTACTGGAACAACATTTGTATCTTCGTGGTATACGCACGGTATTGCTTCCAGTTATTTGGAAGGTTGTAATTTTTTGACATCCGCAGTATCAACCCCAGCAGATGCTATGGGTCATTCTCTTCTTCTTCTCTGGGGTCCTGAGGCTCAAGGGGATATCGTCAGGTGGTTCCAACTTGGGGGACTCTGGCCTTTTGTGGCACTCCACGGGGCCTTTAGTCTGATTGGATTCATGCTTCGTCAGTTTGAAATTGCACGTTTAGTAGGAATTAGACCGTACAATGCTATTGCGTTTTCTGGGCCTATTGCTGTTTTTGTCAGTGTGTTTCTCATGTATCCACTCGGACAATCATCTTGGTTCTTTGCGCCGTCGTTTGGTGTTGCTGCGATTTTTAGGTTCCTCCTATTCTTACAAGGTTTCCATAACTGGACACTCAACCCCTTTCATATGATGGGAGTTGCTGGTATACTGGGAGGAGCACTACTCTGTGCGATTCACGGAGCAACCGTAGAAAATACTCTATTTGAAGATAGTGAGCAAGCAAATACATTCAAAGCATTTGAACCTACGCAAGAGGAAGAGACTTATTCAATGGTTACTGCGAACAGATTCTGGTCACAGATTTTTGGTATTGCTTTTAGTAATAAGCGTTGGCTTCATTTCTTCATGCTTTTCGTTCCCGTTATGGGTCTTTGGACTTCTTCTATTGGTATTATTGGTCTTGCTCTCAATCTTCGTGCTTACGATTTCGTAAGTCAGGAGATTCGAGCAGCAGAAGACCCTGAGTTTGAAACCTTCTACACTAAGAACATTCTTCTGAATGAAGGTCTTCGTGCCTGGATGGCTCCAGTAGACCAACCTCATGAACAATTTGTATTTCCAGAGGAGGTTCTTCCCAGAGGTAACGCACTGTGAGCATACAGTATTTTCTATACTTAGTTCTATTCGTATTTGCCTTAATCGTTATTCTGAATGAGGATCACGATAATGACGATGATCAAGATGGGGGTATTTTACAACCTGTTTATTCACGAGGAGAAACCTAGAAATAAATAAGGGAGTTCCAAAAGGACTCCTTTTTTTATGGACTTTCTTTACATTCTCCTCGTATTCCAACTGTTCGGAATTCTCATGTTTATATTGTCCATCACACAAGACCTCTAAATATCTAAAAATCTAAATTATGGATTACCCAAGAATTAGATCAAACTTTCAAATATTAAATAAATTTCTTGTTGAATTGCAAACTAACATGAATTCTGCAATTCCTGAGATTTATCTGAAACTTGAAGAGGCAGATAATCAAGAGGTGGGTCAGGGATTCATCTCTGATCTTTTCTGGAGTGCATTCAATTTAATCACAACAATCGAAACACTTGAAGGAAAAGAAGTGATTGCTTGGTTCTTGGGTGCCATTGTTCAAGATGTTCATGACCATATTGATCAGTATCCAGATTTAAATGGTGAGATTGCTAGTTTATATAACAGAATGACAACTACTATCACCTATTTAAAGGATGATAAGATTTCACCAGTTGTAGATAATCCAGAAGCACATTTGGATGATACTTATACCTACAATGGTAAGACAATGAAAGTATCAGAGTTTAACAACTTTGATTTTGTTTATGCATCAAGTGGTTATAATCTTGCTCTCAATGCAGTCAGTAAAGAATGCAAGTCACAAGCACTTAGAAAGTGTTTTCCATATTGGAAGTGGAAAATTGGATTCTGGTTTGCAGAAAATCCACAAACAAATCCCTGTACCCAGTGCAATTGGGGATGTGATGATTGGGCTGATGTTAGAGAGTTTTATGAAGACATGAACCAACCAATATTTGATTATAAAGGAAATAAGATTGCCAATGACATCTATGATTGGGTGAAGAAACTTTATGAAGATGCACCAGCACGATTTTATGCGATTGAACCAGTTTCGGATCCAAATGTAAGAATCAATCCCAATCATGGAAGTTACAATCCAAACGGTGCATTCATTAATGAGTATTGTTTGGTTTGGGGCAGAGATGATTTCTTAAAAGATTGGAAGGACTTTCCTGACGATTTAGCAAGATGGATGTTTAATGATGTTAATCCAGATGGATTTGTGGATCGTAATGATTTCTATTATAATTGGAATCTTGATGCCGCAAATTGTATGTGGAAACAAACTCATCGTCCACCAGATCCAAATATATCAAAACCTAATTTATTTGAAAAAATTGTAAAGTATTTTTTAAAAATTATTTAAATGATATCCTCAGAAACTCCATATAAACTTGCAGAAATTATCAGAGATACTTGGCCCAATCTTTACAGACCGATGGAGAAAGAGTATAATAATAAGACACTACAAAAATTCAATGACAAAAGGAAGCAATGATATGTTAGGGCAACTTGCAATTGCTCTTGAAAAACTTGGATGGGATTCAAATGATGAACTGCAAGTGAATATTGGTGGAGTTGCGGTGACAGGCACAGAAACAAATCCAAATGCAAATCCAAAATGGGCAAAACCTTATGGAACTATTACCTATCAGAATGATGCCTTTATCGTGATTAAAAATGTAAATCGTAATCCTGTAGTCCCTTCGCAACCTAGTCATGAATAAGTATAATAGTGAAGATTATTTTTCAGTTATTAACACTAAGACTGGAAGGAAAATTGTTGATTGTGGTGAAGAATTAGACGCACTTGTAATGGTTTCTTTTGACCCACAAAACCGAACGATTACAAGAAATAAAATTCTGATGAGTCCTGTAATTGATATTGAGATTCCAAAGGCACTTCCAACTAACGAAGTTGTTGTGGTGTATGATGTTCCCGCAGAAAACTTTGATGAGTATTGGGACAATCTACTACCTCCCAATCAAACAAAGCTTCCACAAGGACAACAAGAACCTTTTGTTGTGTGAATCAGGGGTTATAAGAACTAGCAATAAATAAAAATAAGTTGCTAAACTTTATGGAACTTTACACTTCTCCACAAGAATATCTTTTTAATCTTAAAACTTTATCAAATCAAGAAGCAAAACGATTGTGGAGAAAATCAATTAAAGAAAAATGGAATCATCAATGTGCTTATTGTGATTCGAATCAAAATTTAACAATCGATCATATAGTTCCACAAGCAAAAGGTGGAAGTGATTTTATTACAAATGTTGTTTGTTGTTGTGAATCTTGCAATCGTGATAAGGCACACACTGATTGGGAAACTTGGTATTATAATCAAGACTTCTTTACAGAAGCAAAAAGAAATGCTATAGTTGATTGGATGAGTAATAAAGAAAAACAACCTTTGTATAAGTATCGTCAAAGGAGGAACAACGCTTCTTAATATGGAAGATGGTAGTTTTTACCCCATTGCTGTAGAAGTAATGGGGACTTTAATATCAATTTTAATAATTCTTATACCCTTATTAATAGTTTTATGAGTTTCACAGTTTATTCAAAAAAAGGTTGTCCTTATTGCGACAAAATTAAAATGGTTCTAAGTGATTTGAGTATCAAGAAAGGATACCCAGTTATTTGTTATGAACTCGGAACCCAATTCACAAGAGAAGAATTCTATGCTGAATTTGGGGAAGGTTCTACATTTCCACAAGTTGTTTTTGAACAAAAGCATATTGGTGGATGTAGTGATACAGTGAAGTACTTACAAGAGAATAATATGTTTTGATGGGTACTATAAATAATTCTGGAAGAACAAACATCAATCGTGGTGTTGAGTTAATACTTCGAAAAACAGGAGGAACAAATCAACCAGAATTGGATTCTAGACAGTTCAGTTTTGGAAAAATGTTTTCTCTTTTTAATAGAGAGATACATTTTAAAATTGAACTAAAATTAATTAAAAAAACGTAGTCTCTTGGAGAAAAAAATGGAATCAGCAACACCTTATATTCTTTTCTTTTGTGGTATAGGAATTATTGGTTCCTTTTTGATTGGAATTATGATAGGATGGTTTGGTAATGACTTGTTTTATTCATTAATGAATAAAAATAGAATAGTGACACATCCAGAAATGTTTGATGAAAACGGTAATATTATACCAGACGAAATTTTGGCAGTACGATTTGAAAACAATTATGACGACAACGACGACGAAGAAGACAGAGACTGAACTCGAAATTCTTCCTACAAATCCATTTGTGTTTGAAATCCTTGCTCTTGCTTCAAAACAAAGGTCAAAAGCAAAGAAAGTAGAAGTACTCAAAACATACGAACACGATTCATTAAAAGCAATTTTTATTTGGAATTTTGATGAAACCGTAGTATCTGTTTTACCAGAAGGTGATATTCCTTACTCTAATCTTAAGGAAGATTTTAAAGTAAGTGGAAATCTTTCCGATAGAGTAAAACAGGAAATTGAAACTATGGAACACTACTCCACTACGTCGATGGGAACAATTCAAGATAGAAGTGGTAAAACAACTCTTCGTAAAGAATTTACGATGCTTTATAATTTTGTCCGAGGTGGTAACGATAGTTTAAGTTCTATTCGTAGAGAAATGATGTTTATTAATATGCTTGAAGGACTTCATCCTCTGGAAGCAGAAATTGTTTGTCTTGTAAAAGACAAAAAACTTGAAAGTAAATATAAAATTAATAAGGATATTGTTTCTGAAGCATATCCTGATATTCAATGGGGTGGAAGGTCCTAATTACAAGGAAAATAATTATGAATATTTTGAAAAAAGATTGCGATCCAATTGATGCAAAAGATGGAAGTCTTCCTATCAACTCTTATCTTGTAACTTATCTTGTAAAAGATAAAGAGAAGTATGATATAGTGCAAGCAGGGGGTAAGGTGGAAATTTTTGATAATTATTATGATGAATATGGTAAAGGTGCAATTAAAGAAATTAAATGGACTGATGGAAAAGTAAATCCAAAAGTTTATGGTTTTGTTCCAAAAGAAACGAAAAAGAGAAAATAATGGTATTAAATGTTACAAAAATAATTAACTAAATAATCTGACGTTCATTTGCTATTTGCACATTGCAAATACAGACGGAAGTAAGCCGACGCGGAACGGATCGTTCAGGATTATTTCAATCCCGCAAACGCCGACTGAAGGAACGCTCTTTAATTTAAACAACTAAGGAGAAAACCTAATGTCACAAGTGGTATATCGTGGTGTCCCTTATGACACCGAATTACGTAACCAAAAACAAGATCAACAACAACCTCAACAATATAATGCACAATATCGTGGGGTAAAGTATGTAAAGGAGGTTGAGAAAAAGTGAAAACTAAAAACAACTGGCAATTAGTTTTAATCAAGCAACAAAAAGAAAAAGAACAACGTAAACATCAAGCAAAACTAGCAATGGCAATGCGTTGATTTAACAGGAGGGATTGATTCCCTCCTTTTTTTATGCTAAAATAAAGGGAGAAAATTTTATTATATGGATAGAGAAAAAGTTAAACTGATTATACGGAATATGGAACTGCTTTTGGATTCTTTAAAAGTAGAAATTTATTCAAACGTTCAAGCAAATAAAGTAGAAAGTAATCAAGAAATTATTGATTACGATGAAGTATTTGAGGATAATGATGACTAGCAGATCGAGGCAATTAGTTAAACTACTTAAAAGATTAATAAAACAGGAACATTTGTATTCAGACAAACAACTGAAGGAAATGAAATCACAATTAAAAGTTGTGGAAAATGAACTTGTAGAATTGGAAAAACTCACATCAAAAGGATTTGGAAAGAAATGAAACCAATTAAAGCAAAAGACCTTCTTGAATTGGATAAAGAAATGAAAGTTGTGATGCTCAATCAAACACAACTTCCACAGACTCTTGTTTGGCAAGGAGGTAAAAATGATTACTCAGAAGAACCTATTCATACTAAGTGTCCACCAAATGAAAAAGAGTGTGGTAAATGGGTTATTGAGCAACTACTTGCAAATGAACGTGGGCACTGGGGTCCATTGGAGCATCCTGCGATTACTTTGGACTGCGTTGGATTTGTTCATAATGTAATGGTTCAGGCACGAACTCATCGGGTTGGTGTAAGTTTTGATGTTCAATCTCAACGTTATACTGGTCGTCGTGTTCTAAAAGTTGCCAAGGGTGAACTGAAACCCCAGGAAGTTTATTATGTGCGTCCTCCTGGTCTTTATTTAGACCGCAAGGCACATAAGTATGAATGGACTATGGAAGATTACGAAAGGCAGTTAAAGTTCTGTCTGTCGGCATCTGAGAGATATGC